CACAAGAAGTAGAAAAAGTACTACCAGAAGTAGTTTTTACTCATGATCTAACTGACCCTGCTACAGGAGAAACAACAGAAGTCAAATCAGTTAACTACGGAACAATAGTTGGTGTACTTATAAACGCTATAAACGAATTAAAAGCAGAAGTAGATGAATTAAAAGGAGGTAAGTAATGGCTTTACAAAGCTCTGGACAAATCTCTCTACAAGATATTGCTAATGAGTTTGGGGGGTCAACCCCTCACTCTCTTTCTGAGTATTACCGAAATGGCAGTTTTGTCACCTCAAATAATACAAACGTACCTACATCAGGACAAATTGATTTTGGTGACTTTTATGGTGCTGTTAAACAGATTACTGTAACAGTAAGTTCTAGTGCTACTAACCAAAGTGTACAAACTTTATTTGGTTCTAACTTTACAGTTAATGTTCCTAAAGTTTTAATTATCAATAGTGGTGTTGAGATAGGTGCTACAAGTACTAACAACTCCGCACTTACTGTACCTTCTGGAATGGCTGGTACTTTAAATATACAAAATGCTGGAACTATATCTGGTGCTGGCGGTGCTGGTGGATCAGCTGGTGGAGGCAATGGTGGAGACGGAGAAACAGCTCTCTTCGTTGGCTCTAATGGCGTTACCGTAACCAACACAGGAACCATCCGTGGCGGTGGTGGCGGTGGAGGCGGAGGTAGTAATGGATCACAAGGTGGTTCTATTAACCCTGCTGGTGGTGTTGTTTGTTTCTCTGGTACTCCTGGAACTGGTGGTGCTGGTGGTAACGGACAAGGCTACAACCAATCGCAATCAAACGGTGCAGGTGGTACTGCTGCTGGTCCAGGTAGTAGTAATTTTCCTGGATTTGGAGACTTTGTATGTGGTGGTTTCAACCAATCTACTGGAGGTGGTACTGGTGGTAACGGTGGTACTTATGGTAACGCTGGTGCTTCAGCTGGAGGTTCTGGTGGATCTGCTGGAAAATACATTAAAACAGGATCTGGTGTTAGCGTCTCTATAAGTAACTCTGGAACTTTACAAGGAAATGCTCCCTAACATAAAATTACCGCCCGCACAAAAGTTTGAAACAATATCTATACCGCTGCCCACTGCTGACGTTCCTAGTTATGTACCTTTGGTAGTGCCTCCTAGCGATCTTCGAGAGCCAGAGGGTACAGAACCAGAGACTACAGAAACTACGGAACAACCAGCACCGAGCATAAATATACCAATGATTAACATAGATGTACCACTACCTACCACAGAGGTAGTAGTGGCTGCAAGTTATGCAGCGGTATCTGCCGTAGCGGTGACTACGTTTGCTCAACCCTTTTTTGACACTATAAAGAAAAAACTACAAAAGTTTATACAAGGTAAGATTGATAAATGGAAGAAGAAAAAGTCATTAAAGGACAACCCAGAAGTTTCACAAAAAAGATAAAAGATGTCGTAGAAGATAAAGAACATCAAATAGAAATACTAGGTACTTTTGTCAGATTAGGAGTTGTTGTTTGGAGTGGTTTTATTATCACGATGAATTACGTTGATATTCCTATGGTCAAAAAATCTGGTAACTCTGACATCACTTTTGTGGCCAGCGTTTTTACTGGAGCACTTGCTACATTTGGTCTTACTACTGGTAAGAATGGTGGAAGCAAACCTCCTGTATGTCCTATGGCAAACAAAGACAAACCAAAAACATGAAAAAATTACTTATTGCTATGCTACTGCTACCTGCAGGTGCATATGCTAATACTGTCACGCCTCAGTTTACTACAGGGTCGATGAACAGTACGACTACAACCACACAAACTATAACCGAAGTAGAACAGCGTCAAGTTTTTGGGGCCGAAGTAAAAACTTGGAACGGCTCTAACATAACAGCATCAGCTAGTGCTGGTATCGCTGGAGGCGATGCAGTATTTACTGTTACTGACACTACACTACCTTGGTCACTAGAAACCACATCAAGATCAGCTGGATTAGTAGAACAATGGGATACCACAAGAAACTATACAATAAACTCTACTACTACCTCGCTTTCTGTATTCTCACAATAACACCAGTATATGCGGAAGGAGACACCAATAACTCGTCCAACCCTGTGGCAGCAGCAACAGGAAATGTTACCAATCAGGCTGTGCAATTTCAAAATAATGGAGCACCGTCTAGACAACAATATGGTTCTTCCATATCTTGTAACGGATCAACAATGACGTTTAGCCCTTTTTATATGGGTAACGATACCTCACCGTTTGACGATGAAGGTTATGTTATATCAGAAAACTGGGGCTTTCAAATAAACTTTTCAGTGCCACTTAACCGTGACTTGACTAAACAATGCCAAGAAATAGCTAAGAGACAAGAAGAAAAGATGAGGCTTGACTACGAGCTTGTTCGTGCACTTAAATGTGCAGAACTACAACAAAAGGGGTTTACGATATACCCTGGCAGCCGTGTAGCTCACATGTGCCAAGATATTGTACCTATACAATCATTAATTAAAAAAGATGTTAGCACTACTAAAACCAATCGTTTTAACTGGTTTAAAAAGTAAAAAGTTTAAACAGTTTGTAGTTGATCTTCTTGAAAAATTAGTTGAATCAACAGACAACGAGCTTGATGATAGAGCTCTACAGATAGTTAAAAAAGGACTAGACATTGAATGAACAGAGCAGGAGAAAAACAGTTTAACGAATTACATAATTTAGTTACAACTGAGCTTATAGACAGAATACGTAGCGGTGAAGCTACTACCGCTGACCTAAAAGCTGCTGCTGACTGGCTCTATAAGAACGATATAACAGGTGTAGCGTTTGATACGTCACCATTATCTCAACTAGCAGACATTATGCCAACTGTCGATTTTGACACAGTACAAAGATCGGTAATAAAATAATGGCTCCTAAACGACTACCACGTAAACAACTTAAAAAAAGTGCAAGAAACTACAGGGATAACCCCGCATCCAGAGAAAAGAAAAACGCATACAACAGAAAGCGTAACAAGTCCAAAGAAGCCATCGCCTATAGGGTGGAACTTAAAAGAGCCCGTAGAAAAGCGGGGGCAGAAGGTAAGGGCGGTAAGGATTTTTCACACACTAAGTCAGGAAGATTAGTACGTGAAAGTGTTTCAGCAAACAGAGCAAGAAATCGTGGTAAAAAATGACACCATTACTTCCTACTTATAAAGATTACACACAAAACTTAATAGTCATGACATCAACAGACGCTAAAAAACTCTGGAGAAAAGCTATTAAGGAGGCAAACAACTATGAATGTATTTATTGCGGAGAAAAACATCATGAATTTGATCTTACCATTGACCATGTGCGTCCCAGATGTTTGGGTGGCAGTCACATGTCTACAAACTGCGTTCCTGCCTGTAGAAGATGTAATCAAGAAAAAGGAAGTATGAACTGGTTAACGTGGTTTCGTACTACGTTCCCACCAAACCCTTTTAGAGAAAACTTAATTTTAAATTGGATTAGTGAACAAACTATTTCACCCTAATAAGTTACTATTACAAGAACTCAAAGACATTGCATACACTACACCTAAGCCTTTACGTTGGGCTATGGTGTGGTTTTTGCTTTGGATAGAACCAAAATACGTAGACTACAAAGCTAAAAAAGCTGTAGATGATGCTGTTGAAAAATACAACAAACTATGTGATTTTTGTGAGGATTGGCGTAGTGAACCAGGGGTCAAAATCTTACCTTCCGAGGTAAAAGGACTAAATGACATGAGCATAGAATATGGAAGAAAACCAGACTGAATATAAAAGGTATGATATAGATGATTACGGTTGGATGAATACAACTAAACAATTTATATCAAACTTAGAAGGTGGGTTTAGAGAAAAACCATATAGAGTTAAGAATGATGATGGTACTCTTGGTAATTGGACTATTGGTCATGGGTTTGAGTTTATAAATGGTCAACCCGTAACACCAGAAACTACTATTACAGAAGAACAGTCATTACAAATACTTGAAGATAAGATAACTGAAATAGATTCTCATTTTTTAGAAAATTACCCAATATATGGTAATTTAAGCCCAAATCAAAAAGGTGCTATTGTATCTTTTGCTTTTAATGCTGGAAAAAATGTTGTTGATGTACCAGAAAATAGAATATTACGTAAAGCTATAGCAGGTGGCGATCCAAATAAAATCGTAAACGCTATGGGTTTATACTTTAACTCTGGTGGTAAACCTAACCAAGGATTAAAAAACAGACGTAATATAGAAGCACAGTTATTTTTAAATAACAACGCTAACGGATTTACATATCAACAAATACCAGAAGATGACAACTATTGAAAAACAACTCCAAAAAGACTTTAGGTATTTTCTAACTGCTGTTTGGACACACTTAAACCTACCCGCTCCTACTAGAGCACAACTATGTATCGCTGAATATTTACAAAATGGCCCAAAAAGATTACAAATCCAAGCGTTTCGTGGCGTTGGTAAGTCTTGGATTACTGCTGCATTTGTCCTTTGGACTTTATTCAATAACCCAGATAAAAAGATTATGGTCGTCTCTGCTTCAAAAGATAGAGCAGACTCATTCTCAATCTTTTGTCAAAGACTAATACTAGAAGTACCTTGGTTATCGCAGTTAAAACCTAAGAATGATGACCAGCGTTGGTCACGTATATCTTTTGACGTGGGGCCAGCAGCCCCGCACCAAGCACCCTCAGTAAAGTCTGTGGGTATAACAGGACAGCTTACAGGATCTAGAGCTGACCTTATGGTACTCGATGATGTCGAAGTACCAAACAACAGTATGACAGAACTACAACGTGAAAAACTTTTACAGTTGGTTACTGAATGTGAGTCTATCCTTACTCCTAAGCGTGATTCTAGGATTATGTTCTTGGGAACTCCTCAAACCACTTTTACTGTCTACAATAAACTACGAGAACGTAGCTATAGACCTTTTGTATGGCCAGCTAGATACCCTCGCAAGGTAGCTATGTATGATGGTTTGCTTGCACCACAGCTGGCAGAGGACTTAGAAAAGAAAGACCTAGCTTGGCAACCTACAGATACAAGGTTTAAGGAGGAGGATTTACTAGATAGAGAAGCATCTATGGGACGTAGCAACTTTATGTTGCAGTTTATGCTAGACACTACACTGTCTGACGCAGAAAAGTTCCCATTAAAGTTTGCAGACCTTATAGTTACACCCGTCAACCCCACACATGCACCCGAAAACATTATTTGGTGTTCTAGTCCAGACAACATAGTCAAAGACTTACCTTGTGCAGGACTTCCAGGGGACTATTACTACAGCCCTATGCAGGTACAAGGAGAGTGGCGTGAGTATACAGAGACTATATGCAGCGTAGACCCCTCTGGAAGGGGCTCAGACGAGACTGTAGCATGCTTCTTATCACAGTTAAATGGTTTTATATACCTACATGAGGTTTACGCCTCTAAGGACGGTTACAGTGACCGTACATTATTAGACATATTAAGGAGATGCCGTAAATATGGTGCGAGTACACTGCTCATCGAGAGCAACTTTGGCGATGGTATTGTATCAGAGCTATTTAGAAAACATTGTCAGACGACAAAAACAGACATAGATATAGAGGAGACTAGAGCAAATGTCCGTAAAGAAGAGCGTATTATTAGTAGTCTTGAGCCTGTCTTTAACCAGCATAGGCTTGTGGTTGATCCTGCCGTCATTAAGTGGGATTATTCGTCTAATGAAGATGAGGCAACTGAAAATAGATTCCAATATATGCTTGCTTACCAAATCAGCAGGATGTGCAGAGAACGGGGAGCTGTC